TTATAGACAAATGGAGTTTTTCCTTGCCTTCCGGCTGTCGTGCAAGCAGTAGCAAATCCATGAGCAGTTTGGATGCGTGTTTCAACATTACGGTGTCTATGGGAACGAACGATAACATCAGGATGTCTGTTTCCCCATCTTGCAGCTTCAACGAAAGACTGCTCCAATTCTTTATGAACAGCGGTAGTTTCGTAAGCAAGGCTTCCAGCAGTCCCAATGTGATGCGTGAGATGTACAAGTCCAACTCCAATTTCGATCCACAATTCCCACCTTGCATATCTGCCGTCCTTATCTGGTATTGCGCCGAGTTCTTCGGCTAGTCGTTCTTCTTCTTGCCCACTAGGGCCAACATGAGCCTCGGTTCCCCGAATGTGATAGTAATGCCCCCCGCAAGCTGTCACGACGGGCTTCAGAATCCCTCTGGCAATGCGAGCCTGGTCCGTGAGGTTATGAGAAATTTGCGTAACGGCGCGATGGTGTACTCCGTCAATTGCATCCCCATTGAGAACTACCGCGAACGGTTCCCTGCGAGTGGCCATCGGCACCCACTCGCTCCAGAACTCTTTCCAGCATTTCCAGATGTCAGCTTGAATAGGAGTGTGTTCGTAGGTCGCGCCATCGTCCAATTGCACCCTCGGTGGACAAAGCCCAAGGCGACAACCGCAATGAAGATCCGACACGACAATCAAGTTATTTAACGGTTCAAGCATGTTTCCCCCTAAAGTAAACGTGTAATAGTCAACTCAACTCGCGGATCTTCCTTGTCGATTAGGAAAGTTGGTGGCAATTTACGCATGTGTTCCGAGTCGTCATCTTCTACCAACCCGGCATCAACGATTCCATCATAGGCTGGCTTGATTGACACCATTGAGTTCTCGTCGTCGTGGCGCCTCTTCGTCATGTGATGGAATGTCGATGCGACTTCGACCCTTCCCCAGGGAGCCGACTCGATACACTCGCTCTCGACGGCCTCCTTCGCGGCCTTGCGATACTTCTTTGTGGCGGCAGCCTTTGCGAAGCGCCCGCGAATGGTGGCTTGCGCAACATTGGGCGATAGCACCCGGGGGGGCAGTGGCAGGATGATAATTGCCGTTTCTGGGATCACTGCGCTTGCCGCTCTCTGTAAATTGCATAATTGTCCGCTGTCCAGTAGCGTCTCGTTTGAAGGAGTCTTTCCGCGACTACTTCACCCGCCTCTTCTAAATCCGCAAGTATTGCCTTTCGCTCGCGATCGAAAAGCCATTGCGAACGAAGCGTTACATAGCGCTTGAGACATCCTTGCACTCCGGTCTTTTCGATTATGGTCAGCAGCTTGTGCTTGTCCTTTTCCGTTTTGTTTGCGGTGATACTAGGAGCCCGCAGACTAAAGTCACCCAGAAGGCGCTTCACTAAACGACAGGCATAATCGGCAATCGCCGGAGTAATAACCGGGTCCTCGAAGCTTTCGCCTGCGGCTACGATCAGGGCAATCTTCTTTGCATTCTCTTCGCCCTTTTTCCATAGGCACGCAAGGCGCGGATTCTCGACACTAAATCGAACCGTCTCATCGTCGAAGGTAACGAAGATTTTCTCCGCCTCACCGGAAGTTGGAACCACCAGCGGAGAAGGTGGTCGCGTCTGAAAGCCACTTGAATAAGGGGTTACGACATTACCTACGCTCATATCTTCGCGCTCCAGTTTTCTTATGAACCAGTCATTTACACACTGAGTCAGTTCAGTAGGGATCGACTGCTTTTTGACCGTTTCGCCTCTGCGCTTGCGTGGATCGTGCTTCGTGTAAAACAGAAGGCAGCGAGAGAGCCATCCATCTTGGAGTTCTTCTGGCGTAAGCGCATCAAAGAACCGCTCTGGTGAAGAGTATCCGTATACGCAGCAATTAGGCTGAGCAATCGTTCTCCGCTTTTCAACATCAGCGTACTCCCGTCCTACGTAAACACTGTCTGCGGACGAATAGAACTTCATTAGCAGTGAAACAATCTTGGCCGTATATGGGTTCTTGCCATCCTTAATCGCAGAAAAGAGGTGCCCAATCTCATCGCACAAGAACAGTGTGGCGGGGTTCTTTTCGAGGCGGGATTCAATCGCCGTGTCGCTCGCGAAGTCATCGCCACCGAGGAGGTCGACGCAGCCGGCCTCTAAGCAAAGCTCGCGTATTTTCTTCGGCGCGTGATTCTTCCCTGCCGACGAGTCGGCGATACCCATGCAGTATAGATTTGTGCGTAGCCCCTCCTCGTCTTCGACCTTTCGGCCAAATAACACTCCGCAAAACGAAAGCGCACAACCCAGCGTCAACCAAGGCTGAGGCTTTCTTGCGCACCCGTTGATCCACGAGCAAATGTCGCCAAGTAATCCAGTTGGCTGCGTAAGGAACCGAAGTTCAGCCTCCATGCTGGCAGTATCGCCAGTCAAGGCAAGTAATCTCTCCTGCCGAACGAGAGCGGGTACTTCAATCAGTGTCAAGGCACATGCTTGTCCCCCTCTTTTGGCCCCCTCGTATTCGATCAACTTCCGTATATCTTCTGACGTGAACATGCTTGGCGCGCTGAAGTATTCGCTATCCTCCAGGAGCCAGCCGGGCGAGTGCTGCGGCGTGAGCTTCCTTGCCTCCGTGATCTTGCGACAGAAATCCTTATGATCCCCTCTTTCACTCAGGTCCCACGGCGGATCGCATCGGGGGTTGTACTCGTGCGCAAGGAGATCGTATGCCTGACCGTCGGGCAACAGGAACCCATGCACGAGAGCGACGGCCGCCCAGAGTAGCTTGTCGTGCCCGCCCTGCCCCTGGACGGCAGGGTCACACGTCGCGAGGTAGGCACACGCCCGTTTGGTGATACCACTATCGACCATTAGGGGCGAGAGCGGCACCGGCGGTGCGCTCTGCTTTGGCGCCGGCCTCTCCTCGGGTCGCATGAAATCTGGATACTCGGCAGGCTTGCGATCCCAAGGGGAATGGCCTTCTGCCCATTTGTATTGCCCGCCGTTGGGATGAATAGAAGGCGCGATCACGACGTAATAGCCGGTCGATCGAATGTCGATCCCTGGGAGGAAGCTGTTTTTGTTGGCCGGCGGATTGTTCGTGCGAAAGAAGAAGTGTGCCCCGCCGCGCGGCGTACCCTGCTTGACTGTAGGTGGCAGAACTTTTCCCGCTTGGCCAAGTCGAACAAGCGAATTCCAGCCGTTAACATCGCCGGCTTCTGTGACATCTACGTCGATGACGTGTACCCCGCTCGGCTCTCCGCACGCAACGGCGATGTTCGCATTGGGCCATTGCTTCCACCACTCGCGAATCTGGTCCCCGTCAGTCGTCGCATCCTTGACGCCATGCGGGGTTGCTGGAACTTTTTGCCCCGGAAGGCAAGGGAAGATCGCCCAACTAAGCTCTGTATATCGTAGAGCAGCTTCGAGAAACTGATTCATGCCGCCTCCTTGAGGGATTGATTATAACCAATGACCTGAAAGTATTTTCCTTCGCGCTTAACTGTTATCGTTTTTGTCCAGTCTCCGATACTCTGTTGGGTAAACAGATTCGAGAGCGCTTCATTAACGGTTGCGTTCTTTGTTGGTAGGGTTTTGCAGCGCTCGCGCCACCATGTTTGAGCCTTTCGGCCTGCAAAGCCTTCGTGATCGAGGCAAACCCATTCACGGAAGAAACGCAGGCCGCACCTGTACCGCACTAAAAGACTATCCGGCGCTCCTGGCTTGCAATGTCTACTCACGAACACGTTGTCAACCTTATACACTTCAGGCACACCAGAGAGAATCGACTTGTCGCTTGCTTTATCGCCGTGCATACGGCGATTGCGCTCCACTTCCTCCAGTCGATCGAGTTCTTGCTTAGGGATTTCCCAGCCGCATCTGGGGCAGATTCTCACAGCACGGGAGAACAATTCGCGACATTCCCTGCATACTGCTATGACTGTATCGCGTCCACCGAGGAGGTCAACCGGCCCATGCTCGTCGATACATCCTGCAAAATCGAGGACGAGGCAGTCACTTTTACCGTCGTGCAGCCGCAGCCCACGACCCACCATTTGAGAGAATAGTCCTGGAGAAAGAGTGGGACGGAGGAGCACAATGCAGTCGATACGGGTAGCGTTAAATCCCTCTGTGTACACGTTGACATTACATACAGCGTGGAGTTGTCCATTCTTGAAATCCCCTCCGATTCGATCGCGAATCTCTGGTTTGGTTTTTCCGGTTACTGCCGGTGCGTAAATGCCATGTCGCTGAAGCTCTTGCGAAACAGCGTTGCAATGCGCCACGTCAACGCAGAAGAAAACAATCGACATCCGTTTCTCGGCACAAATAATCCGAACGGCTTCCTCGATCGCTCGTGCAACTAACTCTGCCTTGTTCGTTGCTTTCGCCAGGGAGGAGGTGACATATTCTCCACCTTGCTTTTTCACCCCCGTCAAATCAGGCGCTACCGTGCCCACTTTAGAGCGCAGGCGACACAAGAAACCCTGCTCAATCAGATCGGTTACCTTCGCCTCGTAGCACACCTCATTCAAAAGGTGATCCCTGTGGCATAGCGGGCCGCTACCCATGCGAAAGGGAGTGGCCGTCCAGCCGACAACGCGAAGGTTCGGATTGAATTGCCGGCACCCCTTGAGAAACGTAAGGTACTTCCCTTCTCCGGCTGGCGGGATACGGTGAGCTTCGTCCACCATGATTACATCGAATGGGGCAAAATCGCCCGATCGCTTGTAAACCGAGTCGATCGAGGCGAAGAGTATCGAAGCATCGTAGTCGCGCCGCTTGAGCCCGGCGGAGAAAATGCCAATGTTTGCCGTTAAGCCGAAACCTTCATGCCATTGCATCTCCATAAACTCGTCGTGGTTCTGCTGTACAAGCTCTTTGCGGTGAGCGAGTATCACGCAACGAAAAGGAGGGTGATCCTTCCGCCATTTCTGTATTGCCCAAGCGATCATTAGGGACTTGCCGCCGCCAGTCGGTATGACCACACAAGGGTTTGTGTCCTTCGTGCAGATATGCGCGTGCAGAGCTTCGAGGGCTTCAGCCTGATATGGGCGGGGTTGCATTGTTATGTCCCGTACAGGTTAGACCCGAAGGAAATACTTGGCCCACGATGCGAGATGGCAATC